CGCCCTAAATCCACCTCGAACCCCACACAAATTGCCATGTGGGTTAAGGGCCAATCAGGTCGATTGTCCCGCGAGGTGGAGGAGGGGGTTGGGACCCTCCTGGGATCGTCATCACGCTCCCTTGTAAAAGTGAATTATCAGTCTCTTAAGGCGGCCTATGCATTAGCCCGCGGACTACCGAGGGGAACAAGCTTCCCGAAGTACGGCACAAAGAACTTTGGTAAGTTCGTGCGCTTCCTTCGATGGCTTGTCCGGATCGGAGCTCGCGGTGCACAGGCTGTCAAAGACTGGGCCCATGCCGTCCGTAGAGACGTCATGGACCGAGTCCGAGACCCCATCAGTGCCCGCCACAAGTTCATGGCGAGCACAGTGTCCCGCACGCTGACCGTCGATCAGAAAGATGCACCTGGGTGCAAACTCCTGGACGATGCTCGTGCTAAGGCACTTGATGAGTGCCGAGACCGATTCTTCACTCCCGCTCTCCCAGCCTCCCCTGACCTGCTAACCGCAGTGTACCTGTTCGCCCATGATCTGGGTTCACAGTACACAGCGAGACTTAGCCGGAAGGAGAGAACTGTTACTATACCCTGCCCCGCTCCTGCCCAGAAGGCGTGTTACAACATGCCGAAGGCGGTGGTGTTAGGTAAGAAGGAATATGAACACGACGCTCTCAGTCTACTTCAGTTCAATGTTGCTGATGAATTGGTTATGATCAACCACATCATCAACGAACCGAAGTGCCGAGCAGAAGGCGCGTTCAGAGCTCAACGTCGGCAACAGACCGTCCAGAACGGACCGAAAATCTCCTTTTGGGGAGACTTACGTCCGGGCGGATTCATGACGCCGGAAATGGCTCGCTATTCCATCCTACACCCCATGGAGAACACTGTGGACACGTTCCCGAACCTCGGACCCCTCCTAAGAGAGGTCTCCGGTCCGAACGACATTACCTTTACACACACGCAGACGGTAAATGGTGAGGCCTTCTCTACAGAGGTCCGCATCATTGGCCGAAAGCAGCTCCTGCCAGACTCCCGGTGGGAAGTCCAGCGGATCGAAGCTGGTAAGCGTGCACGCTTAGGTGCTGTCCAACGCATCCTGGTTCCCCAAACCTCCGTGCAACAAGTAACACCCCAAGGGTATGACATGGCCTATCTCAGTGACCTGCGAGCTTTCCGACTGGCGAGGTTCTTGACTCTCTCTTCACCTCGGTTCAACGGGACCTTCCATCATCCGATGGTTTTGGTTCCGATCACCGAGCGTGGACTGAAGATTCGAGTCGCCTCTAGCCATCCGTCGTACTTAGCTCACTATAGTCGCTGCCTGAGCAAGTATTTGCTACCATTTCTCAAAGATCTGAGTTGGTCGCGTTCCTCACTCAAGGCAGAAGAGATAAAACTCCATAATCGGGACCGCAACGCGCGCTTATTCTCAGCAGACTTAAGTGCAGCGAGCGATCACATCGATCACGGAGTCGGCCAGGCCATCCTCAAGGGACTCCTGGAAGGAATGGGTGTCAACAGCGCAGAAGTAGATGGAGCAATGAGGTGCCTCGAACCGTACACACTAGAAGGTAGATTAACTACCCGAGGTGCGCACATGGGTCTCGGCACAACATGGTCCGTACTCTCTCTACTCAACGCTTTCGCGGGTTACCAAGCTTGTTCCGATAAGAGAACATTCCGCATTTGCGGAGATGATCTCATCGGCCTCTGGACTGAGGCCGAGCAGCACACTTACGTGCGCTGGATCGAAAAGCTCGGTCTCCAGATGAATCTCAAGAAGTCTTTCCGCGGAGTGCGGGGGGTCTTCTGCGAGAAACTCATCCAGATCAACCGCGTCGACACGCAGGGTATATCAGCCCTCGAAACTCCCGACAGAGTCACAACTCTCAAGGAAACCTACTCCGAGTCCGTGTGGACCCACAACGATACCAATCCCGAGAACAAAGAGCGTGTGCAACAAATTGCATCTGACGCCACTCAACCGTATCCAATCCGAAGATTGGCGGAAGAGCGGCTCTCTTCGTTCAAGACCAAGAAAGGTATCACTACGGGCCCCTCACAGATGGGCGGAAGCGGCATCGGTAAAATCCCTAACAGAGACGTATTGGCCAGGATCAAGGCCTATCTCATCAAGGGCCCATTCTCTATCCCTACCCAGGCGGTCGTAACCGCGGGGTTCCAGGAGAGAATGTCAAATTACCGTATTAGCCGACAAACCGACCGGACGAAGGCGGTTCCCTATCGAGATGTGCTAACGGCAGAGACCCGAGCCGAGTATGAGCTTGCGATCAACGAGACGTGGAAAGACCTACGTTCCGTCGGACGGTTCTTCAAGAAGATGAACCAACCTCTTTTCAGTGAAGAGAAGAAGAAGGACACCCAAAAGAAGGATACCGACCATCGCTTTGCTCACGTGAACGCCCTGAGACGGTGGCTGCGCGGTACGCGTCAGACATCCATGACAGATGCGATCACCCACTCGAAATGGGTCAACAGCCGAACACGGTCGAGGTTGAGGAGGCTGGTAGCAGGGGGGGAGCATAATGACAAAACAACGGCAAGATGGAGGAGTAAGATCACCTACCTCCTAACACGCACACCAGTGCAACAAGTTCCACTAGGCGTACTCGCGCAACATCCGGTACGTTCCCATGGCTGGGAACAATCCGGGCAAGCGCTATTGCCGAAGTGGGAAAAGACGGGGCCCAATGCCTAACGGGGACCCG